CAACCTTATCAGCCTCCTCTTTTAGATGCGGAAGATACAACGGGGATCACCTCCTAGAGACGAGCTAAAGCGTCATGCATTTCACTGTCAAAACGGTTGTTGAGACTGTCACGGAGCGCCGAGCTGTTCCATTCCGGTGTCTTGCAGACAGAGTAAATAGCTACAATAAAGTCATAGTCATACTCCGGAGAGTCGATATAGCTCAAATTAGGATAACCGTCATAATCTCCGGATTGCACGTTCCACATGCGGTGGACGGCTTCATTCCACATGTCGAGGATATTCCCGACGCCATACTGTACGGCCCGGCTCCATACGACGTCCTTTAAAACGTCGCGGTGATTTTCGATATGCCAATAGTTGCCCGCCAGAATCTGTACAGCCGGGTCATAGTACGCCGCTTTGACGTACTCATGCTGTGCTTGTGCAAAGCCGTCACTGTCGCTGGTTGCAATGTTGCGCCACGCTTCGTCAAAACTGTCACTGCATAACGGATATGCGTTGAGTTGCTCGCCGTATTGCGGGTAGTTGTCATTCAGCCAGCTGACGAACTGGCCCAGACTTCCGGCATTGGAGCTGAACTGATACGTCCCGTAGGATTTGCCGCCGGGGTCGCCATAGCCGTCACTGATGCAAGCCGGGTCACCGTTGCTTTCGTATTGTGCGCTTAATTCTCCTAACATAGTTATCATCCTTTCGTTTTTTCCGTGCTATTTGCCGCTGTAGGCGCGTTTTGTGGCTGTACTGGCATTGTGTATCGTGCGGAATTGAAACGGCTGTCATATCCGTATTTCGTCCAGCACGCTTTGCCAAGACCTACAACTGTCGCGATACCACCCCCGACAGCTGTCACGCCGCTCCAGCAGCTCATCAATTCAAAATGCGTCCCCCTTAGTGCATTGCTCCAGTAGCCGAAAAGCCAGCTAAAGAGGACAAGAAACAAAAAGACCATCATAAGGATACTCATGATGATGATTAATTGGAGCCAGTGTTTCTGACCCCACTGGCCAAGGGCCACGATTTTATTTTTCATGGTTCGTCTCCAATCACTACATACGCGACAATACAGACGTAAGCACAGACGCAAAAATTCCAACTACTGTTACGCTTGTGCCGAGGGTCCAGCAGATGTCGTGTTTCAGGTCGTCGATACGATGATGTGCCGATTTCCCCGATTCGATAGCTGTCGCTACATCTCGATTGAGATTCGTCAGCTGCTGCTCGATTCGATCTAATTTTACTACCAATTCGCTTTCATTCATTGTGCGCCTCGATTCGGTTCTTCAGTGTATCAATACGTTTCATTTCTTCCGCAAAAATATTTCCCTGGCCGATTTCAATAGCCATTTCGTTTATTAGTTTGCTCTGCATCTTGATAATTTCGCATTGCACGTCAATAATTTCAATCTGCGACATAGTCGTCGCCTGTGATGCTTTTGTATTCATCGGCCGTGATGCGCTTTTTAATTACAGCGTTTTTGACCATGGTCTTTGTCCAGTATCCTGCGTCGTGCCATTCCTTTATTTTTTCGTACCATTTACTCATTTCCCGTCACCTCCGTCGTCCCGTCCTGCGTCGTTGTATCGGTCAGCAGGTCGACGTCGCTCATCATCGCGACGTATGCCGTCTGCGATACGGCTTCTACGAGCTTTGACTTCAATGCCTTATTTTCTGTTTCAAGCGATTTCAGCTTTTCATCTTTGCTGATGTGTCTAAACATCTTCGTCCCTCCATAAATTTTCGTAATACGTTTTCATTTTGCATATGATTCTATGATTGTTCCCGTGGGCCGCATGTGATGCCCAGCTTTCCAGGCTGTGGTCTGGCGTTTCTTTCGGAAGCTTCCCGAGCTTTACGAGCCGCACCATGCGCTTAAGTTTTCTGCGCTCATGTACGATTTTCCTTTTGTCAAGCGTCATGATGATTTTCCCGGTCGGCGTCTGACGTATGCGATAGCCGAGCCACTTAAAGCCACGTAATACGGGTACAACGTGGCATTTCTTCGGGTGCAGCTGTAAGTGTATCCGCGTGAGCTTCTGCTCGATTGCTTTGCGATACTCTGCCGCGTGCTCTTTGCCGTCTGTGATGATGACAAAATCGTCCATGTACCGTGCGTAGAATCTCACGTGCAGCCGCTCCTTGATGAAGTGGTCCAGGTCATCAAGTACGGCAAGCTCGATGTACTGCGCTACGTCCGAGCCAAGGCCGATGCCGACATCTCCTGGGAAACTGTCAATGATCTGCTCGACAAGTCGGCACGCCCAGTCATCACGTACGCGCTTGCGGACGGCCGCCTTGGCTACGTCGTGCCGTGTACTGCCGAAGAAGCTCTTGATGTCATACGTATACACATAGACATTGTTGCCGTACATCCGGTAGGCTTTTTCAAGCATCGCCCGGATGCGCCGAAGTGCAAAGTCTGGCCCTTTCCCCTTTTGTCCGGCGGCGTTGTCATGAATGAAATGGCGCGAGATTTCTTTTGCCAGGTATTTTTGTAAGAGCGACTGATGTACCTGCCGGTCGCGAAATCGCATCGCGATAACCTCGCGACGTTTCGGCTCGTACACTGTAAATCGCACTTGCGGGCCGATGCGGTATGTGCCACTTAGTAGCTCTTCCCTTAGCTTTTCTGTATTTGCCAGGCCATTTTGCAGATATCTGATGACGCTCTTTTTCCAGCGTACGCCGTTTGCGCAGCGCTGCATCGCATCGTATAGATTCCCGAAGTCTGCCACGGTCTCTTTGATTGATTTTGCCATAATTTAGCCGCGCTGATAGCGGGACCGGCGTAATCCGCCCGCGTCGCGGCATCTTGTTTGCCTCCTTTTGGAGGACGGGCTTCGCGCTCCTTGCATCGGCTCTGATTTCGCGGTTGCTACTTTATCCGGCCTATGTAATCCGGGGCGACACCGTTCAAGTTGTACGCGTTGTTGTTCCACCAGGTGCGACCACCATCCGTGACGTTGCGCGCGTTGTACGCATTATCGCAGTTCGGCGACCCTACAGCGCTCAGCCCATATCCGTGTACTTTTTATATTTCTCTGTGTCGGATTTCTTCCATGCGAGAAGTAGTGATTTGACTTTATCGAGCTGCGCCGTCCACGTCGCGATATTGATGCGCTTCTTCGGCTTGCCTGTCGTGTCGATATGGCGCAGGCCGCTGAGAAGCTTAAAAGCGGTATCCATCGCCGCGCTCAGCGCTGCGACATCCGCGATAGCTTTTTGTTGATACGTGCGTCGGAGTATCGCGCTCTCATGGTCATTGACGTAAACCGAGTTTGCGTTTGCGATATGCATCTTTGCCCGCACTGCTGACTCGATAATCTGTTGCGTCAGGCACCAGCGGTAGCGCTTCGGAAAGCGACTCTCATCAGTGCAGATCAGTATCGTGTAGCACGCAAGCGTATCTGCTTCGATAAGCACGCTGAGCGGCGTTGCTGTGCGCTTTGATTTCGGTATAGCCATTTCTCTTCTCCCCTATCCATCCGCCGCCGAGGGGCGGCGGATTCTTCGATTATTCGATGCGGCAAGCCGGGGCGACACCGCGCAAGGAGCACGCGTAGCCGTACCACCCGGTGCGACCACCATCCGCGACGCTGCGCACGTTGTACGCATCATCGCAGAACGGCGACCGTTCCCACCAGGGCCATTCTATTGAGGCCCCCTGCTTGTATTTTCGGCGGTTGTCGTCCTGCTCGGCATTCGTGCCGGTCTCACCGTCGCGCCGGAATTTCGTGTAGTAGTCCCAGACGACTGTATCTTCGATGTCTTGTACAGCTGAGCCCGGTTTGCTGTAGAAGTTGTCGCCGCCGTTGAGGTTGACCATTGCCGGCAAGAAGAAGTAGTCCTGCGTCGTTTCGTGACCGCCGGCATCACTGATTCCATTGATGTCCGTGATGAGGTTCGACTTTGCGACGACGGCAAGGAAGTCTGCATCTAGGTCATTCATAAAGCCCGCCCATGTCGCATAATGCTCAGGTCGGTCAAAATCATTGTGCGGGCTCCACCATGCGCCCGCGACTGCTTTGCTGTTGAGCCATTGTCTGAGTCCAGACTGGCTCCATCGATTGTAGCCATAGCAGATGCGCTGCGCATGATTGACCGTGCCGAGCGTTGCGAGGTCCGTGCCATCTGTGCCCTCTGCGAGCGTAACTGTCTCAAGTGCTGTCGTGTTCGATGGCGTCGAGTAAGTCGCGATACCGAGCGGCGCAAGGCTCGTATCCCGGTCCATGCCTTTTGCGAAGTTGATCTGACCACCGGCTGGCACGGCTTTTGTCGTCGTAAACTGCCAGCTTTTTGTCCACCCGGATTTACTAGAGTCCGTCCAATTCGTGTCAGTAATCCCAGCTGTTACTGTCGTAAAGTGATACGTACCAGCTGGCAGTTCCGTCTTTGTGCGGAAAATTGCCTCACGGGAGTCAAATTCCATTGTGTCCATCGGCAAGCAGTCATGCGTCTGCAAGATGACGTAGTTGCCGCCCGTCTCCTCGACGTCGCCGATATGCACGATGTCCCATGTCAGCGTCGTGTCGCCTTTCTTGCACTGCAGCTGGTCGCCTACGCTGTAGTACGTGCGGATGCCGCCTGCCCGGCAAAGATTCCGAAATCCCTCCCAGGACTTTACTACCGTTTCGCCCGCTGCCTTGAAATGACCGCGAAGCAAATCATTCTGCGATTCAATGGCCGCTGCGATGCGCGTATAGTCTTCGCGCCGCGGCAGATTGAAAGTTTCTGTTGCCATTACTAATCCTCCTTATTATTCCGTTGTTATGACGATATCGAGGCCGCCGTCTTCGGTGTTGACCGCCAGCTGCATGCTATCCGTGATAGCCAAAATGTTTTTCTCCTTGATAGCGTTCGCGGTTGCCTCTGCCTGCTGCGCGTAGGTCTGGGCCGCGTTCTTTGCGTCCGTTGCCGCGCTGGCCGCTTTTTGTGCATCGGCCAGATTCGTCTGCAGCTGTGCCGCGACGCCCTGGTCCCAGATGACCGGCAAATCAGCGTACTTCATGTCATTCATCGTCTTATTGATTTTGACCATGACATTGCCGTCGGTCTTGATGACTACCGCGAGCTCGCCCGGGCGAATCGCCGGGTTGTATTTCTCCCAGTCGGCCGCGGTGCCGATAGAGTGCTGTATGCGGCTGTAGCCGCCAGCATCGGTTGTTGTCGTGTCTGCCATGTGCTCACCTCCTTTACATAGCTGCCGGGCCTGCGCCTACGATGAATCGCGCATGATTCATTTCGGACGGCGGCGGGCCGATGATATCAAAGAGCATAGCATTGTACGCCGCTTCTACGGCTTCTTTTGTACCAGCAATGTCATCTTTGTCTTGTGCGGCTATATCCGCCAGGGCTTTTGCATCGGTAGCGGACTGTTTGGCCTGTGCCGCAGAGTCAGCTGCTTCGCTCAGGCTGGGTACAGGGGCAGAGAAAATATTGCCGTTAATGTCGGTCATGACCAGGTTATTTTCTGAGTCGGTCGTGACAGATACAATCGTTCCCCGGATCCATTTATTGACCCAGTCATCTTCCGTGCCCGTGTAACCATGCTGTACAGCAATGTCATAAGCGCTGTAGCCTTGC